TTTCCTTGAGCATGTCTCTCTGCTCATCAATGATGTTGTCAAAAGCAAAGCTCTTAGATGCCTTTGTCACAGAGTTGGACATGGTCTTCACATATCTGTCATAGGATGCTGCCTTCGGCTTCTTGAAGAGGAATGTGAACTCATCCTCTGTCTCATCATCCACCTGTACCGTTGTTACTACCGTGTAGACCTTCTCATCTGAAGCTGCATATTTCTTCTTCAGGCTCTCCACATCTGTCCTCTTCTCTGCATCAGCAGCCTTTCCTGCATTGAGGAGCTGCTCTCTTGTATCATTCATGGTTTATACCTCCGTTTTTGTCATTTATTTTGTTATTAGTTACGCATCAAGACCATTGATTTTGATGCCGCCCATGGCGATACCATCAAGGTCTACCTTCATGGACTTATCTCCCTGTGCCGCCTTGAAGCTACGCTTCGACAGCACAATGTTGGTCAGTACATCCGTACAGGTTGCAGCTCCTTCGTCTGCATAGTTCACTACAATCTTCGGGATAACATACTTGTAGAAGTTCTTATATCCCTTGGACTGGATGACCCTGCACATCTCATTGAAGTCCTCACGGAGCAAGGAAAGCTTGACGGAGTTTTTCTGATTTCCGGTACCATAACCTCTAATCTTTCCGCCCCTGCCATAGATAGGCTCACTCTCCTGCTCATCGTCATAGGAGATTTCCATGGGTTCCATGTTTTCCATGCCGGAAGCTGTGATTGTCACGCTTGACCAGTCATAGACTTTTCCGTTGATTAACTGCTTATTTGCCATCTGTATCTACCTCCTTCCTAAGATGCTGCATAAGGGTTCTCTACTGCAAAGGTGAGGTTCATCTCCCTCACATGTCCCATAGGTACATAAGTGATATTGATGTCAAGCTTCTCATCCACAAGGATGTTGAGGTTCTCCGTGTCAATGGTCACGCTTCCGGAGCTGATGACTTTATCACGGACTGCATCTTCCACAGGTGTATTGAGCTGCTCCTGAATGTTTGTGATGCTTGTCTCAATATCTCCGGGGTCAACCTCCACCTGAAGCTCATCAAGTGCCTTTGCCCTGACAGCCTTGACAAGTCTGTTCGACACCCTGACATCTTCAGCATAGGAGTAGTCACTACCTTCAGGTGACATCATATTTGCAGAGGTCACATAGTAGTCTTCCTTGCCAATGTACTGCCTGATGGTCACATACTTTGCCTTGTCCAAGGTCTCAATATAGTCCTCAATTCCTTCAGGAAGGAGCTTGAGAAGCTTTGCTTCAGAGATAGGGAAGCTCTTCACCTCTCCAATGCTCTGTGACTCTTTGGCTCTTCCATAGAGTCCGGTCACAATTCCTGCATTGTTGATGTCCTGAACCCTTCCATCCATTCTCTGATAACGGGAATTGCTACATACAACCTGCATGTAGATATTGTTGATGCCCTTCCGTTCCTCAAGCATTGCGTTCACATAATCCTCAAGGCTCTCATCTGCCTTCTTTCCTCTTGCCTCACAGACAAAGAACAGAGGTCTCTTGTACTTAGTCAGGAAGTCATTGGCAATCGTACACAGAGAAGCCCACAAAGCCTTGGATGATACTCCAACGATATGAACAAACTCAAACATAAGAGGGCTGTTGATGAGGCTCTCAACCGCACTGATTACTGACTCATTGCTCATAGCCGGTGATGTGGTGGAGAATGTGAAACGGTCTCCCTCCATAAAGCTGTCACCGCCTTCTGCATCCGTGAACTTTGCAGTCAGTCCGGTAGTTGCCAGTTCTGCCTCTCCGGTGATAGGTATTGTCATTTCCTCTGTGAAGGTATTTCCTCCATCCAATGAGTATCTGAAGCTTCCCTCATTGCACTCTCCGGCATCCATTACCTCAACCACAATGTCATAGGCATTGTTAGGGCTTCCCTTTACCTCAAAGGTACCGTATCCCTTTTGGTCTTCCGTGATTTTTCCAATGGTTCCGGCTGTCCCTGCTTTCACCGGGATGCAATAGATTGAGGATGCTCCCCACTCAACCGCATCAATGCAGGCATCAGCAAGAGGTGTGTTGCCAACCTTCTCCTTGATTTTCTTGGCGTTCATTGTGCCACTAATCAGGATAGGTGACTTGCTTTCCACATTGGAAATGCCGATTTTGATTGATGTCCCGGTACCCGTGGAGCTGCTTCTCCCAAGGTTCCCGTCTTCGACTTTTACATTTACATCTCCAAACATTATCCCTTTGCCTCCTTGTCTTTCTTACTCCCGTCAACCGGGGCTTTCCGGAAGGCTTCACAGGCTTCTTTGAACTCTTTCTCTTCCACCTGTCTTCCACTCTTCCATCCGTTTGCTGCCTTCGTTCCTTCAAACACCGCATCAGATACACCAAGTTTCTGCTTGAGTTCCTCAATGCTCATTAAGGATGCAGCCTGTTTTGTTTCTGCCATGATTATTCCTCCTTATCCGACAGAGCCAATGTCCATTGGCTTAATGTCTCTATCTTGATAGATACCGCCTTCAAAAGTGATGTCGAACTGTACCGCTACTTTCGCCTTCAGGATACTGTCACCCTCTTCTACCCAGTCCGCTTCACCTACCACGATATTCACCCAGTTACCATCCACATCAATTCCCTTCTTCAGGTTTCGGAGAAAGTTCTCAAGGATTTCCTCCACCTTCTCCTCTGATGTGTCCGCTATCACTATATGGAGTGATGTGCTCCTGTCCCACAGCTTCACTCTACGCTTCCGCTGCCCCTCTTGGTCTATGTATGTTTTTTTTGAGCCGGAGCGTGCGAATGTCTCACCGTTTCGCAATACTGCACCAACGTGGACTTCGTTTCCTGCCTTCAGCTTTTTCATATTGGTGTAGACCTGACTCTTGATGCCGGAGCTCTTCAGCGTTTCTATTAAGTAGTTCCTTTCCTTTACCATGTCCTACTCCTCAAAAATTTCCTCCAAGGTGTCCTTGATGTCCTGCTCATCCTCTTCACTGATACCCAAGAACGGTCTTGGTGGTATGCTTACTTTGACAGAGGCTACTCTCTTCCATTGTCCACCAATCTTGAATGTGAGGTACTTTTTATTCTTTGCTCTTATTGTCCGCTCATCACCAAATTGGTGTGTGGCAGCCCTGATGTCATTGGTACCTACTGCAAGTCCACTGTCACTCACTTCTGACCGGATGCTTGTTTTGAGCTGTGTGGTCTTGGTGAGCGTCTTGCCGCCTTCCTCCTGTGCCCGGATGGATGGCTTCCAACTTGTACCTTCCGGAGTCTTCTCCTCCGTGAAGCGTTCCACTGTGGAAGTCCTCAATCCTTCCGCTATGGAGTTCAGAACCCCACGGGTCTCAAGGTGGCTCAATCGGTTCAGGCGTTGGAGCAGCTCATCAGTATCTCCGGACATCTCTGCCCTGATTGACGACATCCCATCACCATCCTCTCATACTGTCCCTTGAGAACACCCTGCCTGAAGACTTCATCTTGAAGCCATTGGCTGCTTCGCTGCTTCCTCCTTTTTCCTCAACGCCTATGCTTATGATGCCCTTTGCCACATCAAGCAGAAACTTGATGGCTGCGTTGTATCGGTTCAGGAAGGTCTTCTCCCGGTCACTCTCATCTATACCTGTCCTTGATACAAGGTTGTATACAGATATGTCTTTTGCAAATTTGTTGATGACCTGTGGTGTCTTAGTGAAGGGAACTCTGTACCGTTTGGCAAGGTACCCGTCAATCTCGGCACAAGCATCAGATATAGCAGACTCACATAGTGTTGCAATCTTAGCTTCACGCTCCTGCTCATCTTCTATGTACTCATCTCCAATGATGACATTCTTCATATCATCCTTTATCATTTCAAGAACCTCTCCAACAGTACAGTACATTCCAATCACCTACTTCTTATCCCTGTGCCTGTGCTTCTACTTCTCCGGTAGAGCCATACGCCATCTGCCAAAAACCATATCCTGCATTGCTTCTTCCATCAGCTCCATACAGGTACTCATCCAACATGAAGACATTCTCATCAGTGTCTCTTGTTAAGGATGTGAACTTGATTTTCTTTCTAAGCTGATAGATGAAAGGCTTCAGGAAGCGGTTGGTGCAAAGAAGGAACCAATACTCCGGATGCTCTGCAAGGGCAGGCTCTACATGAAGCTTTGCTGTTCCCTTCAGCACGTTTGTGGTACCGTCAATCTGGTCTGCTTCCAAGATGAGCCTTGCTGTCTCCTCCAATGCCGGAGGTACAACCAAAAGGTCAGGCACAAGCTTCAGGCTCTTGCCCTTATCTCCCTTGATGCTCATAATGGAGCTTCTTCCTTCCATGTAGGACTCCCTTGACAGCTTCTTATTGCTTCTGTTGCTGTAGGTCGCATCACCTACCTTGTGGGCTGTATTAAAGAATGAAAGCCCGTCATAGCACTTCTCATTGAAGCCGCTCATCATAGCACCAAAGACAAGCTCATCCGGCTGCAATGCAGCAGCTTCTCCCATGTTGGAGAAGAGAGGAGTATACACTCCATACTTGTCATCCTCAATGTCATCTCTCGGTACACCAATGGTCATCTCAAACTTTTTGTTCTTGATGAGGTAGTCATAAGCAGCAAGAGCCTGTACTTCTCTCTCACCAATCCACTCTCTCATGCCCGGCATCTGACCAAGCCACTTGTAATCCTGCTCTCCTGTGGTGCTCGGTACCACAGTTGCAACCTTCTGATAATTGGACTGTGTGGTATCAAAGCTCTTGTTGAAAGCTGTTGAGTATCCCACTGTAAGTCCGTGTAAATTTGCCTGATTAACAATCATGTTTCATGTCCTCCTTATACCTGTGTTATGTCTACGGTAACGCCATCATCATCTACCTCTAAGATGGTGCCTGCTACACTTGAGCCATCCGCTGTGATGGTCACTGTCTTCTCATCCTTGATGTAGCACTTCTTCAGGATGTCAGTCTCTTTGATGGTTCCATCATTCTCCCATACGAATGTCCCACGCTTCACACTGACAGTCTGCTCACCATCTGCCCCGTTACGGTTGTCACAATATCTCTGCACACATCCGGCAATCAGGAGCCCGGCGGAAGCAGTTGCCTCTACTGCATAACCATCTGAATTGATGGCTGCCATTGTTGCCTCTGTCAGTTCTGCTCCTCCCTTGACAGGGATGTTGAGCATCCGGTTCCCGGTTCTCTCGTTTCCTGCTCTGTTCATCTCTTAGTCCTCCTTCTTGTTGTACTTCTTAACATCCTCCATGGATACTCCCATGTTCTTGAGGATGGCTACATCCACCTCATCAGAGTTGGAAGCTGCCGGAGCATCCTTCAGGTCAAGCTTGCCCTGCGGAACTACTACAGGAGCCTTGTCCACAAAGCCCTTGAAGCCTTCCATATCCTTCAGGGCGTATGACTTAGCCCATTCAGACTGTGCGGCTGTGATTTTTCCTGCCTTCAATGCCTTCTGAACCTCCTCATCTGCATCTCTTTCAGCCATACGCTGCTTGAGTGCAAGGAGTTCAGCCTGTGTATCCGGTGCTCCTGCCTTCAGAGCCATGATGGAAGCTGCCACATCCTCGGTCTTGGCATCCGCCTTCAGTCCAAGCATGGAAAGGATGGTGCTGTTT